AGTTGCTTGTCCAAAAAAATCTATCCTGGTGAAACCAAAGACGAACGTAAAGCACGTAAAATTAGAGAACGTGAACTCAAGCATCGAAAAATTGTAAGCAAAAATCCTGTGCCTACTGATGTAGGTAGAGGTGTTACAGCTATTAGAAATGACAAAGAGCACACACGAAAAATTGCCTTTGTTTTAGGCAATGGCAAAAGCAGACTAGCAATAGATCCTAATGATTTAAAAGATAGAGGCACAGTGTATGGTTGTAATGCATTGTACAGAGAATTTACACCTGACTATCTAGTTGCAGTCGACACAAAAATGATTAGAGAAATACACGCAGCAGGTGCATACACTACAAATAATGTTTGGACTAATGCAAACAAATACACAAGAGAATTGCAAGGAATAAACTTGTTTAATCCTAATCTAGGATGGAGCAGTGGACCAACTGCACTTAATTTTGCAAGTCACAATGGTGCGGAAACAATATACATCTTAGGGTTTGATTATGTAGGAATAGGCAAACAAAACGAGTTAGTTAACAACGTGTATGCAGGAACAGAGAATTATAAAAAAATAAATGATCGTGCAACTTATTACGGAAATTGGCAAAGACAGACTTCTATGGTAATAAAACGAAACCCTCGCCGAAGGTATATAAGAGTAGTTGAAACAGAGGATTACTTTGTTCCTGATAGTTTGGTAGGATTAGAGAATTTACAGCATATAACAGTAGATAAATTTAAAAAAATATTAAAAATTTCATAAGTACGTTGTAAAATGGGCTCAAACGAGCCTATTTCGGCGTACTTTTTTTTATAAAGTGTAAATATAATAGACAGCCTTGTAAACATAAAGGAGATAACAATGACTGATCGAGCAAAGTTCGAAGAAATGCTTGAGCGTCTTATTGCAGAAGATAATGCAGGCGCAGAAGAGCTATTTCATGAAATCGTGGTAGAAAAATCACGTGAGATTTACAGTAGTATTTTAGAGTCAGAAGAAGAAGTTGAAGAAACAACTGACGAAGAAGTAGACGAGTCAGAAGATGACGACCTAGACGAAGCAACTGATGAAGAAGTTGATGAGTCGGAAGAAGAAGTTGACGAAGCATCAGACGAAGATCTTGATGAATCAGATGACGAAGACCTAGACGAAATGTTTGGCCTAGACGAGTTCGAAGCAGAAGCAGACCCAATGGGAATGGACATGGGCGGTGACGCAACAGACATGTTGGGTGACATGGAACCAGAAATGGACGACGAAGAAGGCGAAGAAGAAGCTGAAGGTCCAGAAGAAGCAATGTCAGATCTAAAAGACGCACTAGCAGCACTAGAAGCAGAATTTGAAAAAATGATGGGCGGCGAAGGCGACGAAGAAGGCGATGACGACGAAGAAGGCGAAGAAGAGCCAGAAGAAGAAGCATACGCTTTCGAATCAGAAGACGAAGACCTAGAAGAAGGTGGACATTCTAATCAAATGATCAAAGATAAAGAAAATATGTCAAAAGCAGAGTTTGAAAAGAAGTATGGCGATGCAGCTAAAGACATGGACGAATCAAAAATGTCAGCCGGTGAAATTATGCGTGAATATGCAAACAAAATTGCAACACCAGCAGGCGGCGACAATGGCGCAAATGCTAAATCTGTAGTAGCAGGCAAAAACGATATGGGCGGAACAGCAGCTAACATCGTAGCAGGTGACACAGAAGCAGGTGTGGAAGCTAACAAAGGCAACCTAAAAGGTGCTGCATTAAGCGACCAAAACGCTAAAGAAGATAACGCAGGGAATAGAAATAAGCCCGGCGGTACAAGTGCCAAAACAGGCATGAAAAACGAACCTGGCCACGGTGCTGAGAAAAAAGGCAAGCCAGAGCAAGCAGCTAATAAAAAATCAACTATTGGCAGCTAATTCAAGGAACGACGGATGAACTTACTACAAGAAAATTTGAGTTTCGATAAGGCGAAGATGATCGTTGAGTCTGCTAATGAAGGCAAAGATCTTTACATGAAAGGTATTTGCATTCAAGGCGGAGTACGCAACGCAAATCAGCGTGTTTATCCCGTAAATGAGATTAGCAGGGCTGTCACCACTCTTAACGAGCAGATAGCTGAAGGTTACTCACCATTGGGCGAAGTAGATCATCCTGAAGGACTTAATATTAACCTAGACCGTGTATGCCTCATGATTGAAAGCATGTGGATGGACGGACCTAATGGTTATGGTAAACTAAAAATCCTACCAACTCCGATGGGACAGCTAGTTAGCACTATGATACAAAATGGTGTGAAGCTAGGTGTCTCGTCGCGAGGAAGTGGAGACGTAGACGCTAACGGAAACGTTAACGGCTTTGAAATAATCACTGTGGACGTTGTGGCTCAGCCTAGCGCCCCTGGTGCGTATCCAACACCAATGTACGAACATATTATGAACGAAAAAGGTGGATACAAGGCAATTTTAACTTCAAAAGAAGTCCAAGGCGACAAACAGGCACAGAAATATATTGCAGAGAGCTTATTAAATATAATAAGCAGGCTCCAATAAAAGGAGAAAATAATGGAAGCACTAAAAGCCCTTTTAGAGAGTGATGCAATCTCAGAAGCAATGAAATCAGAAATTCAAGAAACGTGGGAAACAAAAGTACAGGAAAACAAACTTGCTGTTACTGCTGAACTACGTGAAGAGTTTGCTGGCAAGTATGCACACGATAAAAGTGTAATGGTTGAAGCTGTAGACAAATTGGTTAGTGAAAAGCTAGCCGAAGAAATGGCAGAATTACATGAAGATCGCAAGCAACTTGCAGAGCAAAAAGCAAAGTATGCTATGAAAATGCGTGAAGATGCAGATTTAATGGCATCATTTGTTAAAAAGACTCTTGTTAAAGAAGTTTCTGAACTACACGAAGACCAAAAAGCAATGGCAAGCAAATTCTCAATGCTAGAAGAATTCGTAGTAGATCAACTTGCAGCTGAACTTGCAGAGTTCCAAGAAGACAAAAAAGACCTTGCAGAAACAAAAGTACGACTAGTTCGTGAAGGCAAGGAACACTTGGCTAAAGTCAAAAAAGACTTTATTCAAAGAAGTGCTAGTGCAATTCAAGAAACAGTTACTAAGGCTCTTACAACAGAGATTAAGCAACTTAAAGAAGATATTGACACAGCACGTCAAAATGATTTTGGACGTAAGATTTTCGAAGCATTCAGTAATGAATACATGGGTTCACACCTAAACGAAACATCAGAAACCAAAAAGCTATTGAACGTTGTTGCTGCTAAAGACAAACAAATTGCAGAAGCAAAAGACTTAGCACTAAAAGCTAAGGAAGTTGCAGTTGCAAAAGACGCAGAAGTCAAGCGTCTAACTGAAGCACAAACACGTACAGCTAAATTAAACGAACTCGTTGGACCTTTAAGCAAGGGCCAAAGAGAAATTATGACAGACTTACTGGAATCGGTACAAACAAGCAGACTACAATCTGCATTTGACAAGTATCTACCAGCGGTTATCCAAGGTAACACTCCAGCGAAGCAGAAGGCAGTTCTATCAGAGGCAAAAGAAGTAACAGGCAACAAAACAACAAACAGTTCTAAAGCAGACCATAATGTCATTGACATTAAACGTCTAGCTGGATTATAATAAGGAGAAATAATATGTCAGAACTATTAGAAAGTCGCTGGCAGGAGACCAAAAGTGCCCTAGTTGAAGGCCTATCAGGCAATAAAAAAGCTGTGATGGAGTCAACTCTTGAAAATACTCGTAAGCATTTGATGGAGACTGCAACAGCGGGCGGAACTTCTGCAGGTAACGTAGCAACCCTAAACCGTGTGATCCTTCCAGTGATCAGACGTGTTATGCCAACAGTGATCGCTAACGATCTAGTTGGTGTACAACCAATGACTGGTCCAGTTGGTCAGATTCACACACTACGTGTTCGCTATAGCGACACAGCAGGCACAGGCGCAAGCGGTGCAGTAGCAGGTGAAGAAGCACTATCGCCATTCAAAATTGCTGAAGCATACTCAGGTAACACAACATCTGGTAAAGCAGACGCAACAGCAGCACTAGAAGGTGCAGCTGGTAACAGACTAAGCATCCAAATCTTGAAGCAAACAGTCGAAGCCAAATCACGCAAACTAAGCGCACGTTGGACATTCGAAGCAGCTCAAGACGCTCAGTCACAGCATGGCATCGACGTAGAAGCAGAAATCATGGCAGCACTAGCTCAAGAGATTACTGCTGAAATCGACCAAGAAGTGATCCAATCACTAACAACACTAGCAGGCAATGGTTCAGAAACATACGACCAAGCTGCTGTAAGCGGTACAGCAACATTCGTTGGTGACGAACACGCAGCTCTTGCAGTTCAAATCAACCGTGTTGCAAACTTGATTGCACAGCGTACACGCCGTGGCGCAGGTAACTGGGCTGTTGTTTCACCAACAATGCTAACAGTACTACAATCAGCAACAACATCAGCATTTGCACGTACAACTGAAGGCGCATTCGAAGCACCAACTAACACAAAAATGGTT